GCCCTCTTTCGCGCCCACATCGTTGCAATACGATTATGGTGAGGCACCCAACCACGTTGGATGCTGGACCTGCGCTAAAAAATTGTGACCCATAAAACCTGGCTACGCCAGGGAAAATCCGAGTCATCGAATTCTATTCGGCGCAGCCATTTTGGAATAAATTCCTCACTCCCGGCCACAGGGAGATACCTTGCTTCAGCATTAGCCATTCCTCCACAAAGGAACGGCCCACTTTAGCTCTTACCAGCTAGCCTAGGGTATTCAGGCTACTTTTAATTTACCGGGGTGTCAGTCCCCAGGGGCTTGCGAGGCCCAACTCTCCGAATTTAATCGGACGCAATCGGAGGTGCCAGTTCAAAGTACATTCTGGGCATTCCGGTCCACATGAAGACCTGAAAATCATCTCCTGCGGCAACATGCATGTCAAAATTTGTAGACAATGTGCCCTTCGTAAAGATTCGGAAATCAAAACACTCAATCTCAGGGGCGCTATCAGTATAATTCAAGCGCTTACCAGGAAAGAAACGATTCCGGCTGTAGAAAGGCATTTCAAACTCAGCAACTGGATTTATCAAACTTGTACGATATGACGAACCATTCATCCCTGGAAAGGGGTTCTGGTTATCAATCACATTTGTACGAACGATATTTCGCGATCTATTTGAGCGATTGTTAGGCGTTTCTGGTGCCACCACATTTAAGTAGTAAACTCCAGAACCATCATTACGCTCCTCAGGAGTCCGCTGGACATATATCTGCGAGTAATCCATCGTTCCACGGGGTAAGATCTTCCATCTAGTTGATCCTCTCCACCCTGCAAAACACTGTGTCACATAGTGCATTAATGTCGTGTTGCAAAAGTTATATGGCTGTCCTGAATTGTCATCAGTATATACTGCTCCTGGAACATATCCTCGGTAGTATGGGAACATCGCGAGACGTCCAGAAATTACTGTGTCAAAACTGTCCAATGGACCAACGGCATTCCAGAGATTATATCTCTTCAACAAAGGACGGAGAGACTCAATTGCCTCGCCGGTGAAAACCTTATTCACTAATTCATCATTATCCTGCGTCGATGGACCTAAACCACATGATTCCTCCTGTATTGGTTCATTGTCCTGTGCATCAGCACTGAACGCTGCTGGCGGAACTTCCGTTGGTGATTCCTCAGCTGGTGAAATTTCACCCGCCTGCGGATCAAGCCAAGGATTATCTTCATTCCGGACAGTTGGAGATGGGGGCATACCATATGTGAACGTACTGAACTCGTCCACTGGCACAAATACCTCAAAATCATCTTCCATCTTGACAAAAACGTTGATTTCAATATCATTGTTAATATCAGTATTCGGAACTGCCATTTCATTGACTACATATACGCCAAGTACACCATTTCCCTTATCACGGGAAGTATAAGCTGTCGTGCTATAACATTCGGTCTTCGAATCAGTACGAGGACTCTTTCGCTCTAGTAGAGTATATTCCTGACCATTTCCAATGGTCACAGAAAAGTCCGTCTTCTCAGTGATGTCAATAATATGCAAATAATTGGTGTTGTATTCATTCGACTTCATGTAGTTGGGATCATAAACTAACTTAATTCTCCCCTTATGGAAATTAGACTTCACGATCTGAAATCGGAATGTCATAGATCCTGTCCAGTATTCAAACGGAAGAGCTGCAACTGCACAAGCAGGAAAATGAAATGCCTTCTGCTTGCCAGTGCCCGACTCCTCCCAAACACACGGCTGGACCCTACAATTCCACAACAAAGTTTCTGGCGCGTCCTGTCTCTCCCACACAAATGTGGTTAAGTAGGACTCACGAGATGCTATGGACTTAATAGATAAGGGGTCCTCTGCTCCGGCCCCAGCGATTCGTGTATCAAGCGCCAACTCCTGCTGATTATCAACTGTCAGCTTATCACACCCATCAGGTGTAGTAGTTGTTGCCAATGACGAGATCGCATGAGGCTTAAAAGGCTCCGGGTCGACGGTAACTGTTGGACGCGAGTATCCGAAAATCTTCGCTATTGACGCTGTAGTATTGGCTGCCATTTCGGTTGCAGTAGCAAATGGGGTTAACCAAGGTACTACCTTTAAAGCACCTGCTACCTTAGCCACAGCTGTTGCCGGACCTGAGACCACACCAGAGGTGTTAGCTTCATGTGTTTCCTTGTTCGCACCCGTAGGCTTGGGCGCTGACATACCGGGCGTAGTCTTTGTCTTCTTCTTAGACTTACCCTGCGTAGTCTTTGTTGGATTCTTCTTCTTCGTCTCACCTGCCTGCGGGACGAGCGTGTTCGGTTCGGTTGATGTTAGAACAGACAATGACACGTTCTCGGCCCATGCAAAAACAGACACAGTGATGGGATCTACTGCTCCATTGGCATGCTTAAGGGCATTTAGCTCTCGAATATACAGAGTGCCCAATTCATTCCACAACGAAGCTGATATCTCAACATAATTCTTGTGATAGAAGAAAGGTAGATCCAACTGACCTCCAGTCGATGAGGTCGGATCAAGGAAAATGTGCGGTAACTGTGAAGCACGGACTAAGTCCTGACGGACCAGTCCGGCTATTGGGGCTCCCTGATTGAAAGAAGCAAGAGGTTCATAAGCGGCTAGAAGTCGACCATAATGAAACTGTGTTCCATTGATCATTATCTTCACCTTCAAATTAGCTCTCAACAACTTGTAATTGGAGATTCTGTTAACCACACGAGGGTTGGTAAAGTACATATTCCACGGATTCAAATCCTCACTAAGAGTAGTGCTTGAACTCCACTGAAAAGAGCCTATCTTCAAGGGACGCGAGAAAAAGTCCCCTAAAGCGGCATCATCTGAATCCTGCAACGTTATTGTGACATCTACATAGTCATCAAGCATATATTCATTGCCTGGATCAGCATCAGTGAATTCAACATTCTCATGAGTGGAATAAGGAGCTGGCTTCGCCAGCTGTACTTCGCCCGACTGTGGGATCAAGACATCCGTCTCGCTCATTCTAAGATCATATGAGCCTCGTTCAAAATTGTTTTCAAAAATATTATCAAAATTGTTAATCCGGTATTTATACACTTCGAACATGAATGGATTATTTCAGAGGTTCTGCAAAGCTTTGTTTGGATGACGAATCCGTCCCTCAATAGGGCCTTGGTCTAATTACAAGTGCAAAGCCTATACAAATATTATACAAAGTCATAAACATAAAATAGTATGGTATCCATATACACTTGGTGGATTTTGCTTTATACACTGCCGTGTTCCACTAACACGTCAGGGACCTTTAACCTCGCCGCGAGGGTGCTACAAAGATAGTTCAGCTGGGAATATATGCTTAGAACTCCCAAAATCTTCAATCGCCTCAAGCTTGCGTCCCTGCATGAAAACAGTTCGCAAATGTGACTTAGGCTGAAGAATATGTATCGCTGTTCCATACTTCTTGAGCTGTGCCATCGCCTTCCGACGGCCATTGAGAATCTTCGCTTCAACAAGAATATAAACCTTAGTTCCATCTTCATCCTGTGTCTCGAAAAATCCATCAATCTCACCAATTGTGGGGGATAACAAAGGCTTATTCAAACACACACAATGATACCCGTAATACTCCATCCGAGTCCGTAATTCATTCAACTGATTCTCTTCGGTCAGATAAGCGGGTCTCTGGGCATGTGGTGGTATAAAACCAGCCTGAGCATCCAACAAATGGTCGTTCCCAAACTTGGCTTCAAACTTTTCCTTTCGCTTGAGAGCCTGGCGGTATGTCTTGGTGTCCTCTCTTCCCTTGAGGGACATTGCCATCACCATATTGACGCAACTTGTATACTTGTCTAGTTCTGCATCAGTTGGTATCCCGCCACACTGACTGTCCAATAATGGTACTTCGTACTGGTCAGCGAAACGAATCAACATGGTTTCATAATCCTTGTCCAACATTGAGCACATATGGGAAATACCCTCTCTCGAGGCAATCTCATTCATCTGAGATCTTCTGTGCTCATACACTTCCTCTCCGTATGCAAACCATTCTCTCAATGCTCCGTCAATATTCATAGCAGCTACCTCCTCAGGTGTCACTGCAGTGGAATGTAAAACAGAGTGAAGAGACTTAAAGATGGATCCTTCGTCTAATGCACCAAAGTACATATTCACACGAGAGTTCCAAATATTTCGTCTCTTGAGAAAATCAGCATCCTTGTCATGCATGAATGCTGTTGGAGTAGAAGTCTTGTCTGGCATGGTAAACTTCATGTCATGCTCTGCCAAAAACTGGGCATATGATAAGTGGTTAAACTCATCAAAACCCTCGCGCACTGACGACTTTGCATCGTCTCCATACGTGATAAGAGCACATACATCTCTAAAAGTCATATTTCTCCGCTTCCTCTCCGCGACAATTTCATAAAATGCACAGCGAAAGAGTAATGAATTGACAATTGAATTGATGTAGACTGTTAGATTCTGTCCTGATGGATTCGATCCAACTAGTCCCAAAAGGTCACCATTGTAAGCCATAGTAGGGTTAGCAATATCTGCTGCAATTCCTTCCATAATCTTAAGATCATCTTCAGTATAATTCTTCGATGCTCTTGCGATATTTAATAGAATCTTAAAAGCAGCACGAATCAACTGCGCAGGCATTCTTAAATCATACTTAGAATAATCGCCTGCGAGGATCCTGTCTTCCCCATACTTGGTAACAAATTCCCTCAACTGATTCCACTCTGGTCCCTGCGCATTGATTCCTACAGCGCATTCAGACAAAAATGGGTTGAGTGACAAAACTCTAGCAATAGGCAAAAAGTACTTGCGCACAAGTAACTGCAATGCAATTGGAGCTGCCTGGAACACACGCACCTTCTCCTTTTCGAGAGGTGTTGGTTCGTCCTTCAAACATGCCTTGAAAATTGGATGGCATGCTACACCATCGAGATACTTTTCTTCCATTTCCTTAACGGTATTCCAAAACTGCTGATCGAGTTCACGAGGGCAGTTGAAATCCGGGTAATCTTCTGGATTCAAGTCAATGAGGTAATCCGACTTTGGGCCGGATAAAGGAAAACCAACAGAAGTATTGGACTTCATAGCGTCGATAAAACGAACACCATCCTTCCCACACACTGTTTCCATTTCAGTAAGTGGTCGTACAGATTCTCTAATATCTTCTCGATCCTTGAGTAACTGCACAATAGGTGCTTCATAATCAACAATAGCCTTCTCCAATAGCTCTACTTCTACGCCAATAGATGGCTTCGATGCATACTGGAGTGAAGCCTGCCATGGCTTCCATGAGTGAAACTGAGGACTTCCCCACTTATTTGGGACTCCGGTAACCTCGGTTACTGTGGCAGAAATAGGTGTCTTAGTAACCATAGAATAGTTCTTAGACAACTTTCCAGCACATGAACCATAATGTTCCACTGTGTTTCCTTCTGGTAGAAACCGTGTTGGTGACTTGTGACTAACTTCCTCTCCCTTATAATAGGAGACTCCATACTGTTCTGTCAAAACTTCCCCCTTTGCAGGAGAAGACAACGCTACGATCTTCTGCTTCAAAAGCTTTTCCGCTCTCTCTAACATTGAGATATCGATAGCTATTGCGCCACCAGCTGTTCCCTTGCCTCCCAAGTGGAATCCGATAATCTGGTAATTCACCGTGTCGGATATAATGGGAGCCATGCACATTCCGTTTCGGGTTCCTTCCGATACGGTATAGTTATATCCCTCAAAAGAAGCAGCAGCTGTGCGAACTGTGCCTCTACGTGCCATGATCTTACTTTCAGCATATTCACCCGCTTCATTGCGGGCTAACAAAACTGCTGGGGTGTCACGATGTATTTCTCGTGATATAAGATCAGAAATGTCAGGGAAAATCTGGACATTATCAAACTGCACCATATATAGATCAGGAGCAACCTCCACGGCTGCCTTCTCTCTGTGCAAGTAAGATTCGAACATGTTTCCATTAACATTCTTTCCCTTTCCATGTCTGAAGATCCGCCCAATGGCGCTTTCATCACTCCAAATATGTCCAGGGATGAGGATATAGTTTCCCTTCCAAGCAAAAGCGTTGGTATATCGAATGCGTTCATCTGTCTCCATTTCAAACCACACAAGGTTCTTCTTTACCTTATTACAGGCACCAAAAATAGTTCCAAGTGTGTTTGATAGCCATGTAGCCTTGGGTCTGGTAATGATTATTCCAGCCCATGGAGAGACTTCGGCATCACGCTGCTTAATATCCTCTGGCGTAGGATTGTCAAGATTGGCCTGACTGTGCAGAGTCCGAGTTGCCTTGTATGACTTTACCAGCATATAAATGACCCACATTAGGGATCCTGTAATGGCAATAGTCTTAACGTGGTTATCTCGAACATATCTAAAAATTTCAGGCATTGCTCCATTCATATCTCTCAACTGAGTAATAATTTCACGCTTGCGTAATACCACGGTACGTAAATAAGCCCAAGAGAGAAAAAGAACATCACGAAGCCAGCCTGAAAAGAGGCCAACGCTGTCAACATTGAGATGAACATGCCATAACG